AGTTGGAGCTCCATCTTCATGGTGCAAATGGCCAGACGAGTTGAATGATGTTTGAAAGTTTGTCAAATAGCTTTCATATATTTTTGGATAGAATGGATTATCCTTATATGAAGAACCACTGATAAATTGAATCTTCCACTTAGCTGGATATGTTAATAGATAACCTTGGCCTGCAGTGTCAGCGTACATTAATTCGCGAAAGAAGTTTTGAATATTTTTAATAGTTGATGAGTCTGTTTGATTATCAGCAACTAATTTAAAATTAAATACAAATGAGCGAATATTCATATTTTGGAAAGCAGTAGTAGTATTTGGATTGATCGCAATAGATTTTGATTGCTGGTAAATATCGCCAACTCGGTCTGCACCGGGAACCATTGCTGCATTTGAAATCATCTTACCTGCCATGATAGTTCTTAAATCAGCATTTGTATTTGCTGCAGCAGTTGCAGTATCTAATACACCTTTAATAGCATTTGCATCAATGCCTCCAGAAATACCAGCTGCGATATCTGCACCTAGTGGGCCCATGTCAAATGTGGTATAACCAGCACCATCCGCAAAGGAAACTCCAGGTGGCATGTATAACGCGCAGGATCCAATTGACCCGCCATCTTTATCATAACCGGTAAATGAAACATAGTTCGATCTACTGGTCTTCAAATTGCTTGGAAATATTAATGGTGCTTTAAATGCCATTCTAGCCTCAGGTATAAATATGTTAAAGGTAGTTATGATTATTTATAAGGCAAGATGGCAAAGACTTACAAAGGCAAATATACAATTAAGAAACCTAAAAAGTATATGGGTGACCCAAAGAATGTGACATATCGTTCTCTTTGGGAAAGGCAAGCTTTTCGGTGGTGCGAAGATCGTGATGACGTAATTGGTTGGTCATCCGAAGAAGTTATAGTACCTTATGTGTGTCCTACCGATAAAAGAGCTCATAGATATTTTATTGATCTCAAAATAAAATTCTCAAACGGCAGAACTGTTTTAGTTGAAATCAAACCAAAGAAACAAACTACTCCTCCTCTAAGACCAAAGCGTCAGACTAAAAAGTATATAACAGAGGTAATGACCTACGTTAAAAACGAAGCTAAATGGAAAGCTGCAACTAAATACGCAAAAGACCGTGGTTATCATTTCGAAATCTGGACAGAAGATACTCTCAAACAATTAGGTATGAAACTTCTTACTAGTTGATATAAATAGTATTATCAAACTAAGAAGTAGGAACTATGGCCGAAGCATTTTTCACAAACCTAGCAGCAAAAGCTTTTCGTGCTGGTGTTACACCTCGAACTGATCAGTCACGCCAGTGGTTTCGCAATGAAGTGAAAAATATAAAGGTGAACAGAAGATCACTGCTTAAAGATCCATCTCTCGAAAAAAGAAATAAAGCTCGAATTGGATCTATGTACATGTACTTCTATGATCCAAAGCATAGAGAAACATTACCGTATTACGACGCGTTCCCATTGACAATTATGGTTGAGCCAGTAAAAGGTGGTTTTTATGGATTGAATCTCCACTATCTTCCATTAGCTATGAGAGCTCGCTTATTTGATTCTTTAGTTGATTTAACTAATAATAAAAAGTACGATGAGTCAACTAGATTTAAATTGAGATATGACTTATTAAAATCAGCGTCTAAATTAAGACTTTTCAAACCATGTTTTAAGCATTATCTTTATTCTCAAATCGAAGGTCGTGTTGCTATGGTTGAAGCTCCAGTATGGGAAATGGCTTTATTTCTTCCAACAGAACAATTCAGAAAATCTTCGAAGACTGCTGTCTGGAAAGATTCCCGCGAAAAAGTAAGAGGTTAACATGCCATTTCAAAATCCAGTAGATGATATTAAGGCCATTGTTGGTAATCAGGGTGGATTTGCTCGTACCAATTTTTTCGCGGTAACTTTCAACGGGCCCGCATCTATTGGCAGACCAGATCCAGTAATTGTAAATGCTCTTTGTGAGTCAGCCCAATTACCAGGACGATCAATTTCCACATTCGAACATGGAATGACTGGCCAAGCAATCAAAAGGCCGTATGGTTATATTAACGACGATGTGACATTAACATTCTACGTGACTAATGATTTCTATATTAAGAAACTTTGGGAACAATGGTTAAACAGTGTTATTAATGATGTCAATAAGAAGGTTGGATATAGAGACAATTATGCACAAGACATAACTATCTCTGTTTTAAATTTGAATCATAATGAGATCCATCAGGTAACTCTTACAAAAGCATACCCTATTACAGTTAATGCTATTGATTTGAATAATGGATCTGAAAATGAATTAATGAAATTGTCTGTTACTTTGACATATGAAGACTACACAACAAAATCAAATAACTTTGAAACTATATCTTCTATTCCTGAATTTAATTCAGCTCTTACAATTCCGGCCGGTGGTATTACATCTATGCCATTCAGCCCGTTTGGAGATATTTCAAACCAACTAAACTTTACATCTCTTGATGATTTAAAAGATGCATTGCAGGGTTCATTGAATGGCGCGCTTGATTCTATAGTGAATAACATTCAAGGCGGAATTCGAGAAACTATTACTTCTGTTACAAGACCAATTACATCAGCAATTAACAGCGTAACAAATTCTATCACTGGTGGATTCAACCAAGTCGTTGGTACACTCACTGGCGGTATTAATGGCGTAATAAATAATGTTACAGGATCTGTAACAAGTGCAATTGGTGGATTGATTAATCAACCAATTTCACAAATAACTGGGGCTATTACTAGCCCAATTAATAACGTGTCTAATAGAATTTCGTCCGGTATACGCGGACTTTTTGGATAATATAATAGGAGTATATAATGGCTTTACCTAGAATTGATTCACCAAAATACGAGCTTAGGATTCCTAGCTCTGGTGACACAGTGGAATATAGACCATACCTTGTTAAAGAAGAAAAACTTTTAATGATGGCTATGGAAACAAAAGATCAGCAGCAAATGATTCGTGCTTTACGAGATGTTATTGCTGGTTGTACTGAAGGCAAGATTCAAGCAAATGATCTTGCAATGTTTGATTTAGAATACGTCTTTCTTAAGATTCGCGGAAAATCAGTGGGTGAAACCACAAGAGTTAATTTGAAATGCAAATCATGTGACCATAAAAATGAAGTAGAAATTAATCTTGACGAAGTTGAAGTACAAGGCGAAGTAAAGAAAAACGAAAAGGTTGCTTTAACTGATAGTGTTGGTGTTGTACTTAGATACCCAACAGTAAAAGGAATTCAAAAGCAACTTGGTAAACAGGGTGGAGATCAAAGCGAAGTAACTATGGCTGCAGTAGCAAGTGCTATTGAATCTATTTACGATGCTGAAAATGTTTATCCAACTGAAGATGAAAAAGCTGAAGATGTAATTAGCTTTCTTGATTCATTAACATCATCTCAATTTAAGAAGATTTCTGAATACTTTGAGGATATGCCAAGACTGAAACATGAGGTAAATTTTAATTGTAAAAGTTGTAAAGAAGAAAATAGTCAGACCTTGGAGGGTCTAACGAATTTTTTCTAGTGGCTCTCTCACATGACTCATTAGAGAATTATTATAAGACTAATTTTGCTTTGATGCAACACCACAAATATTCTCTAACGGAGCTTGACTCAATGATACCGTGGGAGAGAGAAATTTACGTTATGTTACTTAATCAGTTTATTGAAGAAGAAAATGAAAGAATAAAACAACGTAATAAGCGTGGATAACTAATATGGCAGAAGATCTAGGTCGCTCATTAGAGCAATTGACCGCTACAATTCAAGAGCAAAATAAAGAGTTAAAACAAAAAGACTCTTTAAATGACCTCGATAAAAGTATTACTGCTTTAGAAAAAAGCGGTACGGAAAACTCTGCCAAATTGAGGGAAACCTTAACGCAAGTTCAAATATCTCTTGATAGTGCGTCTAATGAAGAGCAAATGGAATTAGCTCGTGAACAATTAGACGCCCTTCAAGGATTAGCGGGAACTGAAGAAGAAAATCGAGAAAATGCTAAACGTCAAGAAGAAGCAAATGAATTTTTGTCTCAACTTGTATCTGGTATTGATGGATTAGCAGATGCTTATGATAAACAATTAGATGCTATGAAACCTTCTGGTGGTCTAATAGCTGGTCTTGGCGCTGCAGCATTATTGTTCATGGATCCTGAAACATTATTTGCTGGAGTTAGAGCAGCAATTGATGGTGTATTTGCTATTGTTGATTCTATTAAAATGCTTTTTGATGGAGAAATTAGCGAAGGATTGGCTTTGCTTGGAGAAAATATTGGAGCTGTAGCTGCAATTATTGGTACTGCTGTAGTATTATTTGGTGGACGTCTTGCTCGTTTAGTAGGTTCATTAGTAAAAGGCGTACGAGGAATAATCCGAGCTGTTTCAAAAGTTGGTAGATTTATTGGAGCATTAGCCGGGCGCTTTGGCGGTTTAGTAAAAATCTTTGGTAGACTATTTCTTCCATTTACAATTATTACTGGAGCTATTGGTGCTATTCAAGGAGCAATTGATGGCTTCAAAGAAGGTGGTATATTGGGTGGACTCGAAGGTGGTATCTCTGGATTATTAACTACTATTGTTGGTTATCCATTAGACTTATTAAAGAGCGCTGTAGCATGGATTGCTGGTAAGTTTGGATTTGAAAATGCCGAAGCTACTCTAAATGAATTTTCTTTCTCAACATTGATTAGTGATTCTATTGGTGCTATATTTGATATGATCAAAGGAGCTTTCGATTGGATTGGAACTCTATTTACTGATCCAGTTGCGGCATTACAAAGCCTATGGAATGGATTGGTTTCTGGAGCTAATTGGTTAGTTGATATTGTATATGCACCAATTAACGCAGCTATTAACTGGATTTCAGGACTCTTTGGCTGGGGAGATCCAAATGAGCCTTTCAAATTACAAGATACAATTA